TTTCCCAGGTGCTTCAAGTAATGGTGTATACTCACTTACTTTAACAGGCGGTAACGTTACTATTTCAAATAACATGACTTATTTAACTCCAGAAACTCTTGGAATAATTAATCAGCCTCTAGGTCATGTTACAGGAACAAGATCAATTTCAGGTAACTTTACTTGTTACCTAAATACTCCTTCAAGTGGTGCTTCAAGTGCTGACTTGTTTGAAGATTTAATTGAGGCAACAACAAAAATCACTAACTCTTTTGATCTCGCATTTGTAGTTGGTGGTACTGGTAATACACCAAGCATGACAATCAATGTTGATACTGCGCATTTAGAAGTGCCAACACATTCTATCGATGATATCGTAAGCCTTGAAACTAACTTCCACGGTTTACCTTCTTCAGTAGATGCAACAGATGAATTTACAATTGACTTTGTAGGACCAGACGTAAACTAATTTAATAGGGAGGGGTAAAACCCTCCCTCTTTTACAGGAAAAAATAATGACTGAAGAAAACAAAAAAGTATCACTAGCGAGTTTATTAACTCCAAGTAAAACAGTAGCAGTAGATTATCCAGGTATGGATGGTTTTTCTGTAAATCTTTGCTATTTAGCAAGAGAAGAGCTGTTAAAATTAAGAAATCGTTGTCTTTCACAAAAGTTTAATCGTAAAACAAGAGCTTTTGAAGAACAGTTAGACGAAGATAAATTCTTAGTTGAGTATGTCAAGGCTGTTATAAAGGGATGGAGCGGCTTAAAATATTCTTACTTAGAAGAGCTTCTATTGGTGGATATTAGTAAACTCAATCCTAATGACGAACTTGAATTTAGCCAAGAAAATGCTGAAACTCTTATGAAGAATGCAGCAGATTTTGATACTTGGGTAACAGAAGTCGTAGGAGATTTAGAAAATTTTACGAAGACCAAGTAAAACAAATACTTGGTCTTTTAGACAAACATTTTAAACCAGGACAAATTGATTTAGACGTATATTTTGAAATATGCGAACAAAAAGGTATTGAGCCTGACCCAGAACAAATGCCACCAACTATGGAAGATTATCCTTCTGAAGTTCAGGTGGCTTTTTTATTACACGAGCTTTTACCTGATAGATGGGAAGGAACAGCAGGATTTTATATGGGCAAAGAAATGTCCTCATTAGGAACTTTATTAGATGTTTATGAAGTAAAAGATAAAAAAACTGTAATTTATTTTTTAAAACATATAGAATCAAGATTCTCTAAACAAATAAATGAAGACCTCGAACGCAAAAGAAAAATACAGGAAAAACGAGGAAAAGCTGGTAATAAACCAGGAATAAGTGTACAAGGTTAATGGCAAAAGACGTAAAAATTAAAATTAATGTTGATGGTAAGGAATTAGAACTCACCAAAAAACAAGCAGCAAGTCTAGGAAAACAATTAGACAAAACTGGTACTTCTGCTCACTCTGCTGATCGTCGATTAAAAGGTGCTGCTCAGGCATCTTCAAATACTACCAAAAACTTTTCAAAAATGGCCCAAGGAATTAGTGGGGGGCTTGTTCCTGCCTATGCTACTCTTGCCGCTCAAATATTTGCCGTAAGCGCAGTATTTAGATTCTTAGCAGATGCCGCGGATATGAGAATACTTACCGAAGGACAAAAAGCAATGGGAGCAGCTACAGGTACAGCTTTCCAAACTATAACTAACAGAGTGCAAGAAGCAACTGAGGGAATACTAAGTTTTAAAGAAGCTTCACAAGCTGTAGCTATTGGTACAGCTTCAGGACTTTCTCCAACACAATTAGAAAAACTAGGTACTGCAGCAAACAATGTTTCTAAAGCATTAGGTAGAGATTTAACAGATTCTTTTAATCGTTTAATACGAGGTGTCACAAAAGCAGAACCAGAACTATTAGATGAATTAGGTATTATACTAAGATTAGATGATGCAAGTAGAAAGTATAAAGAAGCCTTAGGTATATCAGGAAGAGAATTAACTCAATTTGAAAAATCACAAGCAGTTGCAAATGAAGTACTAGATCAAGCAGAAAGAAAATATGCGAAAATTAATCAAATATTAGAAACTAATCAAAGTGAAATTGCAAAATTTGGAAAAGCTTTTGACGATATAATGAATAGTGTAAAAACAGGAGTAGCAAAAATTGCAGAACCTGTAGCAAGCTTTCTTTCAAAAAATATAGGATCTACAATAGCAGTACTTGCTATATTTGCAACTGGAATATTAAAAAGTCTTTTACCTTCAATGACAGAAGCTACAAAAAATTTAGAGGAGCAAGCAAAAGCACAACAAAAACTAGCAGACAAACAAAGAGCAAAAGCAAAAGAAATGTTTGCTGATATGAAAAATTTAAAAAATAAGGAACAAAGACTACAAGCTGACTCTCAAGCAAAAATGAAAAGAATAGGAAAGGCGGCAGGATTAACTGCACAAGAAGGAAGAAGTGGAGCTGCAGAATACTTAGCAGGGAATGCTAAGTCACAGAGAGCAGCTAGAGCTGCAACAGGTAGGGCACTAAAGTCTGCTGAAATGCAACTTAAATCACATGCTAAAGTACAGACAGGCATTTTTGCTGGAATGACTAGAAAACAAGTTATGGCAGTTAGAAAAGCTTATGCTAATATGAATACTTCAACAGCTTCATGGGTAGCTAAAACAAAAGCATCTGTAGGAGGCGTGGGACTTTTCTTCAAAGCTACTGCAACAAAAATGAAGTCTGTATGGACAGGTACCATGCTTGCTATGACAAGAGCTACTCAATTGGGAGCAAGAGCAATGAATGCCGCAATGAAAGCAACCATGATACTAGGAATTATTTCTTTAGTATATGATATGGGTAAAGGAATTTATGATTGGTTTGCAAAAAAATTAGACCCCGCTGGTGCAGCAGCTAAGCAAAGAATGGACGATTTAAAAGAATCCGCAAAACAATTTGCAGAAACACAAGCAACTCTTAATAAAGAATTATCCACTATGGTAGAAATTTTTAGTGGAAAAACTGATAAAGGAGAAGATCTTATTTCAGGATTTGAAGAAAGAACAAAATATGCGGCAAACGCTGTTAACAGTGCTGATATAGCAGCAACCCTTAAAAAATTTAAAGAATTAACTGAATTACAACCAGGAGAAGAAAAAACAAAAGCGTATCAAGGATTAGCAGATACTTTTCAAAAGTTAGGTCAGTTAACAGGAGATTCTGCATTTTTAAAAGCCTCAAAAGATTTAATGAATGGTGGAGTTCTTGATGAAAAAGAAATAACCAAAGCACAAGAAAAATATAAAAAATTAGGAGCAGCAGTAAGTCAATATCAAGAAGCTCAAAAAGGTGCAAATACAGAAATAGCAGGAATTCTATCTTCTGTAGCAGGGACAGCAGGTCCTTACGGTAATTTAATTAAATTTTTAGATGCACAAGCACAAGCGGCGGCTGTTATGGCAGAAGGCACGGAAGCAGGAGCAGAGGCTTATAAACAACAAGCAGCAGAAATAAACGCAACTATAGATCTTTTAAAAGGATTACAAACTGAAGAAAGAAATATTGCACTAATTAGAAGTAAAAATGCAATAGCTTTAGCAAAATTAGGAATAGATCCAAGCAAACAATCAGCACGAGCACAGCAATTATTTGCAATAAGAGAACAAGAATTAACATTAAATCAAAAAGTCAATGCATTAAAAGCTATAGAGTATAATTTAAGTTTAGCCATAAAAAATGAATCAAAAGAAGAAATAGAGCTATTACAATCACAACTATCACAAGGATATGCAAATTTAGATTTAGAAATGACTAAATTAGATATTCTTAAACAACAAAATGATGAATATGTAATGATGGGGTATAATGCAAAAGCAGCTTTTGAAAGCGCAACATCTTCTGCAATAAAAGATCTTATAACTGGAGCAGAAGGAAGTTTTAGAGATTCAGTAGCTAAAATAGCTCAGGCAACTCTAGATAGCGTAGCAAAAAGTGTGGCAGATGCAATGACAGATGATTTAATGACTGCTATTTTTGGTAAGAAAATTTCTCCTCAAGGCAAAATTAAAGATGCTATGATGGAAGCAGCAGATTATCATGGAAAAGTTATAGCAAGTTCTATGGGTATGGATACAGAAGGAAATTCTACAGTAAGAGATATAGCAGGAACTTTAGCCTCTGGAGGAAATTCAGAAGGTGGAATGTTGGCAGATATAGCAGGTTTCTTTTCAAATTTATTTGGAGGAGGAACAGGAAATCCCATAGGAGATTTCTTTAGTAATTTATTTGGAGCAGCAAAAGGCGGAATTATACCAATGGCAAAAGGCGGTTTAATGAGTTATGCTACTGGAGGAATTGCAAAACAACCAACATATATGGTTGGAGAAGGAAAAAATGCAGAAGCAGTAGTTCCCTTACCAGACAATAGAAGTATACCTGTTACTATGACAAATGGTAGCGGACAAAAAAGTGTTACACAAAATCAAGTAAATATGACAATTAATGCAAACAATGGATCTTCACAAAAAGAATTTAGTACTGAACAGGCAGCAGCTTTAGGCGATGCAATGACTAAAGTTGTACAAGAAGAATTAATGAGACAACAACGTCCAGGTGGCTTACTAAGCCCTTATTAATAAATTATGGCATTTGGAATTTTACAATCAGATGGTTCAAATATAACAGGGTTTTCGGACGCTGTTCAACCAGATAAAGGATTTAATAGATCAACAGAAACAAATGTATTTACAACGAGTTTTGGCGATGGCTACGAACTTCGTATGGCAAATGGAATAAATAATTTAAAACAAACTTTAAATGTTAGTTTTTCAACTAGACCAAAAGCAGAAATCGATGATCTTGTAGCTTTTTTCGAAGGATTAGGAGGAGCATCTAAATTTAAATTCAATTTAGAAGATTCAAATGAATCAAGTTCTACTGAATCTATATTTTGTGTTTGTCAATCTTGGCAACAAACTTGGGCTTATGACGATTTTTATACTTTAAACTGTGTTTTTAGGAGAGTTTACGAAGCATGACGGAAAAATTAGTAGTAAAGGATTTACAAAAGTTAGATCCAGGATCAAAATACGTTATTTTATATGAAATAGAATTACCAAGCGGTAACTATGCATATTTTTCTGCTTATAATGATGATGATTTAACTAGCGTTCAATTTAGAGATTATTCTAGTCCTTCTACTATTAGAACTTATACACCACTACCTACTTTTGCTGACAAGTTTGAAGCAAGAGCAGACGGACCAAGTGCTCGTCCAAATTTAACAATATCAACTTTACCTGATAAAGATGGAACATATGTGTTCAAAAATTTATTAGGTAATATTGACTACGATAAATTGCTTGGCAAAAAATTAGTAAGAAGAAGAACATTAAAAAAATATTTATATGGAGAATCGAATGATAGTAATCCCCCAGTAGAATATCCTCGACAAGTTTTTGTCATTGATAGACTTGCAACGATTACGTCAGATACCGTAACTTTTGAATTATCCTCTCCTTTTGATATTACAGGAGTTCAAATTCCAAAAAGAACTATAATTCCTAACGCTTGCCCATGGATTTATCAAGGTGCAAGTGCGGACAAATCTCCTAGCAATAGAAATGGAGCGTGTGTTTGGCATGCTGAATCAAAAATTCTTAGAAATGGTAAGTTATATACTATATATGTTAATCAGGATGATTATTATATAGTTTCTGGTCATGATGTTATAGACTATGATAATTATGCGGCAGTTTCAGGAGCAACTTCTATACTAAAAGATACTTATGTAAGAGTTACTGCTCCAGAAGGGGTAGGAATATATAATTCTTCTGGAGTTCCTTACTATACGAATTCAAGTGGATCAGTAACTGTAACAGATGGAGGAAGTAATTACACTTTCACAGTTTATGCATATTTTCAAAGTACACGAACAGCTACAAAAACATCACTAGGAACTCCTTCAGACTCAAGTTCAAATTGGCAAAGAGTTTTGATTTATGGAGAATACTCAGATCATATTAGTAATAATTATAGAATACTAGGATCAACTGTAGATAATTATTGTTCTGTGCTTCAGGCAACTGTAAACTCGAGAAAAAGTGTATGGAAAGCTGTAGCAAGTCAAAATATAGCACAAGCAACAGGACATAGCTATACTGCTCCTGGATTTAATGATTTTTGGGAAAGAGCAGATGTATGCGGTAAACGATTAACTTCTTGTGCAAAACGATTTGGATTTAAACAAAGATCAGGGCACAGTGACACTTCAGGGAATAAGCCTTCAAGTAGTACTGATACAACAAAAACATTACCATTTGGAGGGTTTCCAGGATCGAAGCGTTACAAGTAAATTTTGAAAAAATATGGGAGCATATAGAAAAATGTGTTCCATTTGAGGCGTGTGGAGTTTTAACAGAAGAAAATGAGTGGATTCCTTGTAAAAATGTCTCAAAAGAAAAAGATAGTTTTTTATTTGATGAATTAGAATGGTTAAAACTATCAATTACAAAAAATATTAAAGCAATAGTTCATAGTCATGTTAATGTTGAAGTAGAAGCTAGTAAAGGAGATATAGACTATTGTAAAGCAATTAGGATACCATTTGTTATTATACAGTATCCTACAAAAGAAGTATATTATTTAAATTATGAATAAAAAAGTATTATTAATGGGAGAAATGGGAGAAAAATTCGGAAAAGAATGGAACGTCTCCTATTCTAGCATAAGAGATTTATTTCAACTGATAGACTGTCAGAGGGATGGATTTCGTCAATACTTATTAGATAGTCATACAAAAGGAATAGGTTTTACAATAAAGAAAGGAGAGGAGTTTTTATCAGAAGAAGAACTATTACTAAATAATATAGTAGATAAAGACACTTTAGTTATAACCCCAGTACCTGCAGGTGCTGGTGGACTAGGAAAAATTTTAGCAGCAGTAGCATTACTAGCTATGATTGTTTTAGGCCCTGCAGCTGTTATTGCTGGAGTAGGACAAGCTCTTTCTACTGTAGGAGGAGCAATTGTTCAAGGAGCACAAGCAGTTGGGAGTGCAGTATCTACAGCGGCAGGTAATGTAGCAAACTTTTTTGGAGGAGGCTCAAGCGTACTAGAAGGAACTAAGCTAACAAACTCAATAGGGGAAACCATAGCAAATGCAACTACAACTCAAACTGGAAACGAAACAGTTCATATAGCTAAAACTTTAGCTAAACCAGCAAGCAAAGGATTAAGTGCAGGAATGAAAAATGTACTTATTTCAGCAGGAACAAATTTAGCTATGACAGCTATTTCCCAATTTTTAGCAAAAGATCCTTCAGGTAGTACATCAAGTGAGGGTTACTTGTTTAATGGTGCTGAAAATACTTCAAAAGAAGGACAAGCAGTCCCTATTTTATATGGAGAGCTTATAGTTGGTGGCTCTCCAATTAATCTTGGGTTTACAACTACAAAATTAGCAATTAGTGGAGGAACTGATGGAGTAACTAATAATCCTGTAGGTATTGATTGGTGTAATGAAGATTTATCTGTAGATGGAAATCAACTAACAGCATATGAAAAAGCTTGTCAAGCCACTGATTATGTATCAGAAACAGGATTTAATACAACTACAACAGATTATACAACAGACGAATCAACAGCTGGAGATCCAGCAAAAGGAACTTACACTGTAAATGGACAAGGAGCTGCCCAAGAAAGATTTGGTAAATCTAAAAATACCGATGCTACAGATCAACAAAGTTCAAAAGCTATGAAATGGGTTACTACAGGAGGAATACCTTAAAATGCCAATACCAAAATCAACTAGTGATTATTATGCGTCTAATCCTAATTATCAAAAAACTACAGCAGATTTAGCAAAACCAGATAGAACTCAATCTGCGATTGTTTACGACTTAATTTCTGAAGGCCCAATTGATGGACTAGTAAATGGGGCAAATTCAATTTATCTAAATGATATTCCTTTAGTAGATAAAGAGGTTCAAGATATAATTGGTCCTCGTTTTGTAACATGTACAACAACAGCAAGTAGTACAACTGTAACTCTTGCCTCAGGAGACCTTCCTGATGTTAGTACATTACCTGATGTAGCAGATTTATCAGCAGCAGGAACAAGAGTAATTACTATTATAGGTGCAGCGGCTGCAGGATCAGCAATTGCTTCTGGAACAAGTGGTAACAGTACAGTTACAACAAGCTCAAGTTTTTTTACTTCTGCTTCTATTGTTAAACAAGGCTCACAACAAAAAATACGTATAGCAGGAGCAGGACCTGACGGCTCAACTTATGTAGGGGTTATAAAATCAGTAACAAGTGCTACAGAAGCCGAAGTTTTTCCAGAACTTGCAAAAACTGTTTCTTCAGCAAATATAAGTGTTGATTTAGTTTCAGCAATTAGTTCTTATGATTATGCCAATGATCAAATTACACTAGCTACTGCGCCTGGAGTTTCTTTAACTTCAATTCCTGGTTCAATAACAAGTAGTTTCTTTAGAACTGGAGAAGATGCAAATCATGCTAACTTTGACAATGTAATTTCTGCTTTTAAAGTAGGAGATGCATATCAAACGCCTTTACCCCAAGTTTCAGGATTAGGAAATGCCAGCTACGTTATTAGCCCGAATTACGAAATTAAACAAACAGATCTAGATAGAACAGAATATAATCTTCCAGCAAATTATAATGTTCATTTAAGCCAATCTTCAAATACCAGTGCTCAAAATGGAGGATCAAGCGCATCTTATACTCAAGTTTCAGATACAACAGATCAATATACTCCTGTACAAGGTCAACAAGCTGATACAGTTATTCAAGCAAGTACTACAGGACAATTTGGTTTAGGAGTACCAGATCCTGCTGAAATTGATGAAGTAAAATTAACTTTTTCTTTTCCTCAATTAATAGCAGTTAAACCTTCTTCAGGAGCAGAAGCTTCTAGCTTTGTAGAATTTCAAATATTTTTTGAATGGACAAATGACGGAACAAACTATAATACTATACAAACCCACGGACCTACAACTTCCTCTATTTCTCAAAGAAAAAGTAATTTTGGAGAAGTAACTTTTACAGTTGCTAAAAATGCAGGAGGAGAACAAAATGGACAAAAATTATCTGAAACACCTCCAAATAATGGGTATGTTATGGCCCGTTCTAAAACAAAATTTGTAGAAGAATTTAGAATAAATACAGAATATTTTCAACCTTATTCAGATTTTAGAATACGAATTAGAAGATTAACAGCAAATAATCCTGGAGGGCAAGATAGAAGAGGAGATTTTGGTCACCAAAATTCTTCTTTCCTTTCCTCAGTAGAAGCTATTGTAAAAGATAGACTTAATTATCCATATACTGCTTACGCAGCTTTAGGGTATTCTGCAGAACAATTCAACTCCGCCCCTAAAAGATCTTACCATGTTAGAGGTAAATTAATTCAAGTACCTACTAACTATTTTCCTATTTATGAAAGAACTTCAAGTTCAATGCCTTCTTACAATAGAAATGTAACTACAGGTGCAGCAGCAGCAGGTAATCAAGATTGGGATGGAAACTTCAGAGGAGATATTTCAACTTTTTCAAGTATTACTTCTCCTAACCACGCAAAAGTTTATTCAAATAATCCAGCATGGGTTTTTTACGATTTATTACTAAATAAAAACTATGGACTTGGAGAATATATAGAAGCAACAGATATTGATAAATATGCTTTATACTCTATTGCAAAATATTGTGATGAGTTAGTACCTGATGGTAAAGGAGGAGAAGAGCCAAGATTTACAGCAAATGTGTATTTAGGAAAAGCCGCAGATGCTCAGAAAGTTTTACAAGATTTTGCTTCTATTTTTAGAGGAATATTATACTGGTTAGATGGAAAAATAGTACCAGTTTCAGATAGACAAAAAACTCCTGTTTATACTTTTACAAAAGGAAATGTAATTGAAGGACAATTTACTTATGAAGGCTCAGGGGATAAAACAAGAGTTAACCAAGTAAAAGTTACTTGGAATGACCCAGATAGAATGTATGAACAACAAGTAGAGATTGTTGAAGATACTCAAAATATTTTAGAAACAAATAGAATTATACCACAAAATGTAGTTGCTTTTGGAGCAACTTCACAAGGACAAGCCCATAGATGGGGTAAATGGCATTTACTTTCTGCTAAGTTAGAAAAAGAAATGGTTCAATTTAAAACTGGATTAAATGCTGCATTTTTACGTCCTGGTGAATTAATATGGGTTCAAGACGAAGATAAATATCAAGGAGTACAGTTTAGTGGTAGAGTATCTAATTCTGGTACAAGAAATACAACCACAGTTCCATTAGACAGAAGTGTGACTTTAGTCAATGGAGTAACTTATTATTTATATTTAGTTTATCCAAAAGGAGGAGCTTATTTAGCACAGGACACTGCAACAATTAATTCTACAGTATACACCGAACAAGACTTAGTAATATATGATGAAGATGGAGTTGAAATTGATACCGCAGAAAAAGCAAGTAAAGTTTTAGACGACGACGGAAATATTGTACAGTTACATTGGCATGATAATACTCGTGTAGAAAAAAGATCAGTATCTAATTCAGCAGGCAGTACTTCTAGTATTACTGTAGGAACTGCTTATAGTGATACACCTAATACTGAAGTAATTTGGTTATTACAAGGAGTAAATGCAGATGGTTCTTTTGTTAATGGATCTCCAAAAGAATATAGAATTATTTCAGTTTCAGAGGATTCAAAATCTCAAACTTATGAAATTTCGGCAACAGAATATATAAATTCAAAATTTGACACTATTGACAGAGGATATGATATATATCAAAGAAATATTTTACCAAATAATCAAAGAGGAGATATTATACCTGTACCTGTTAATGTAGTTGCCTCTCATTCTCTAGATGGAGATGTAGACGGCACAGATGATGTAGAAGCAAAAAATCAAATAACAAAACATCAAATAACTTTAAGCTGGGAACACCCAACAACTACACGAACTGATGTAAATGGGAATACTATTAACTCAAAATACGAGCATTTAGAAGGCTACGAAATAGAAACTAGACTTGGCGGGAGAGGAATAGAAAAACAAACTTTTACTGTAGGGGCTACAGAAAATTCAATAACTTTTAATTCTTTAGATCCTGGTAAGTATTTATTATTTATTAGAACTAGATCTGTTACAGGAGCAAAATCAAAAAGTATTAAAAGAAGTGTAAATATAACTGGAGAAAGTACTTTATCTGCAAATAAAGTTGATAAGTTAGTACAAGGGGGTCAACTAAATCAAACTTTAACTCTTTCTAGCTCTACTGCTACTATTGGAGGAAGTGGAACTTACAGTTTTATAACTCCATTTGGAGAAACTTTCAGTTTTACTTCTACTGGTACAGGAAATTATCAACAAGACTTTACAGGAATGGGAGCAAGTAAAACTGCTTATTTAATATTTGATGCTAGTGATACTTCAGATCATTTAAAAGCAGGTTTAATTTATACTGATACAACTGCGGTAAATACTGCAGGACAACCACTAAGATTTTCATACTGGCAAGAAGTAGGAGCTTCGAGCAATGGAATAACTACAACTACAGGTACAGTAACAATAGCACAAAATTCTAATAAAGTAGAAGGTTCTTCAACAACTTTTAATACAGATTATAGTGAAGGAGACCTAATTAAAGTATCTAGTAGCACTACAGCAGAATATGCAAGAATAGCAGAAATTAGAAGTGATACTTTATTATTTACAGAACAAATATTTACAAGATCTCACTCTGCAGGAACTGCTATAGGAAAACAATCTTGGATTCCTGACTTTAATAGAGATTGTATTATATCAACGGTTGTTACAGATGGCAGCACAAATTATACATTAGGTGTAGAACAAGCAATAACCGCAGGTATTGTTGGAGCAGATGGAGCAGATGGATCTGATGGAACAGATGCAAGAGCAGTAAATTTAACTGTTGGCGATCAAACAATAGAATATGATACAAATGGAGCAAACCCAAATCCTTCTTCTACAACAGTAACTGCAACAGCTTTAAATACTAGTGGAACAGTTTATTATGAGTTCTTTAAAAATGATGTAAGTGTTCAAAATACTACATCAAACACTTACAGTTATTCTGCACCTTCATCATACACAAGTATGCCAGAAAAAATTGAAGCTCAAATAAGAGAAGGATCAAATTCTGGAACAATATTAGCAAGAGACCAAATAACAATTTCTGGGCTAAAAGCAGGTACAAATGCTATAACAACAGTTTTATCTAATGAAGCTCATACGCTTCCCACTACAAGCGGAGGAGTAGTAACTTATACAGGTTCAGGAACAGATATAGAAGTTTGGAATGGAACAACTCAAGTTCCTTATGATGGGTCTTCTCCTTATGCTTCCCCTTCTTTTAGAGTTTCAGCATCAGGAACAAGTATTACTCCAGGAAGTGCAAGTACAGTTTCAACTTATACAAGAAGATTTGCCGATCATTCAAATATGACTGCAAATAATGCGAGCATAACTTATACAATTATAGTAAAGAATGAAGCAGGAGTAGAAAATACATTTACAAGAAAACAAACTTTTGCAAAATCAATACAAGGTGCAGACGGAGCAGCAGGTGCAGATGGTGCAGATGGAGCAACAGGTCCAAGAACAGCAACAGGATATATTTATTATCAATCTTCAAGTGCAAGTAGTCCAACAGGAGGCTCCGCTGTTTCTACATCTTCTGTATCTTACAATTTTAGTAGTTCATTATTAAGCGGAGGAGTAATCGGAACAGGTTCAACAAATTGGAATCAAAATCCTCCAACATTTACAGGAAGCAATGCAAATAAATATTGGTATGCATATTATAGTGTAATAGAATCTAGCTATGGTGGATCTTATACAGTTACTTTTAGTATTCCATACGAAGGACAAAATTTTACTGGTCTTGTAACTTTTACTGGGACAAATACAATTAGTGACGGTACAAATACAACAACAGCACTTGTATCAAGCGATTTAGGGTCAAGTGGAACAACAACAATTGATGGCGGAAGAATTACAACAGGGACTATTGATGCAGATAGAATAACTCTTGTAGGTAAAAATATTTCTGACTTAACAAATAATTCAGGCTATGTAGATAGTAGTGGGGCTTCTGCAGCTGCTCCTGTTCAATCTGTCGGAGGATATACTGGTACAGTTTCTGTTGCTAATTTAAGTTCTGCAGGTCTTTACTTAAGTAGTAATCCAAGTGGTTATGTAAATACTTCTCAAGCCGCTGCAGCAGCACCAGTTCAATCTGTTGGAGGGTACACAGGAACAGTTTCTGTTGCTAATTTAAGTGCAGCAGGTTTAACACTTACTTCATCTCTTTCAGATGCAGCAACCACAACTGTAGCAGCTATACGAAGTGGTACAACATCATCAGATGTAGGACTTGGAAATGTATCTAATTATTCTCCATCGAATCAGGTAATAAACGGGTGGAATACAACAATTACTGCAGGAGCAATCAAACTCGGAAATAGTAGTGGAGCAAGGATTGAGTTAGATGCAACTT